CTGCTGCGGGGCGGCAGCGGTGAGAAGTGGCATCACCTCAATCTGCCGGTGCTTATAGACAACAGCCAGGCCTACCTGGCGCAATATCCTGAGAACACTCACGCCATCCCGATTGATCACGGGCTGCCTGATGGCTGGCTCTGGCCATTCAAGCACAACGAGACACACCGCGTTTCCCTTTTTTCACACCGGCGCACCGCTGAGGCGCAGTACATGCAGAAGCCGCGGCGTTTTAATGCAGAGGGCGCGCTGTGGAATGAGGCGATGATAAGCGCCTCCCGCGAGCTGCAGATCCGTTTCGACAAGGTTCGCTCTGTAGTGGCCATCGACCCACAGGCAACCAACAGCGATGAAAGCGACGAATCCGGTATTGTGGCGGCCAGCGCGTATGGTTCTGGTGATAAAAGGCAGTTCTCTGTCGATGGGGACTATAGCGGCAAGTATTCACCGGCTGGCTGGGCCAAAAAGGCCATGTGGGCTTACGAAGAGCATGAAGCCGATGCGATCGTTATCGAAACGAACCAGGGCGGCGATATGGCCGAAGAAACGCTGCGTAACGCCGGTTACAAGGGGCGCATCATCCGTGTCCATGCCAGTAAGGGGAAATATGCACGGGCAGAGCCGATTTCTGCACTCTATGAGCAGGGCCGCGTTGCGCACAACGGTAATCTCTATGTTCTGGAAAATCAGCTGATGGAGTATGTGCCGGCCACTGCCAAAAAGTCGCCTGACCGTCTCGATGCGGCGGTTTATGCACTCACTGAACTCGGCGGCGCACAGCCGATGGGTATGATGATTCCTAAGCGTCTGCAAGGACGATAACCATAATTTATAATTAGTTATGTGCAGATGTAGCATTCGTAAGACGATTATCTTACTGAAGCTTAGATAAATCTTAAGAGGTTATGATGAACATCGAAGATCAAAAGCAAAAGGCCGAAGCGGATATAGCTGCTCTCATTTCAAAGAAAATTGCTGAAATACGTAAAAAGTCAGGGAAGGAGGTTTCTGAGATAGAGTTTATTCCTAATGAAACTATGACTGGTCTTGAAGGTTATGAAGTGAAAATTAAGCTTATCTAAATCTGGTTATGAAAAAAGGTCGCTTCGGCGGCCTTTTTTATTGACTTAACTCCATCAAACGGACCCCAGCATGAACAATAACCTTCAACTGGCCGTCAATCATGCGTTGGCCGATGCCAGCCTTGCCCGCGCCCGTATGCTGGCGGCTAACCCAACCATGGGGCTGGATGCAAAGCGTAGCACGGCGTGGTGCGAGTACGGCTTCAAAGAGGATCTGACCTTTGACGACCTCTATAGTCTGTACCGGCGCGGCGGCATCGCTCACGGCGCGGTGCGTAAAATCACCAGCACCTGCTGGCTCACCAACCCGGACATTATCGAGGGGGAGAAGGCCGACGAAGTGCGCAAGGTAACTGCATGGGAGAGCAAGGCGAAAGCCGTCTTTACCCATCGCTTCTGGCGCACCTTTGCCGAAGCTGATTTGCGACGGCTGGTGGGCCGCTACTCCGGTATCCTGCTGCACATTCGCGACAATCTGGACTGGAATAAGCCTGCAACTAAAGGCAAAGGACTCGAAAAGATCACTGTCGCCTGGGCGGGCGCGCTGGTGGTCAAAGAATGGGATACGGGGCTGAACTCCCGTACCTACGGGCAGCCGAAAATGTGGGGATACGTAGAGCGCCTTCCGAACGGCAGCACCCGGCGCGTGGATGTGCATCCCGACCGCGTGTTTGTCCTGGGCGATTACTCAAGTGATGCAATCGGCTTTCTGGAACCAGCCTACAACGCTTTCGTCAGCCTGGAGAAAGTGGAGGGTGGCTCTGGGGAATCCTTCCTGAAGAACGCCGCGCGCCAGCTGAATATCAACTTCGATAAAGAGATCGACTTCACCAACCTGGCCTCGATGTACAACGTCGATGTCAATGAGCTGCAGGAGAAGTTCAACGAAGCCGCTGTTGAGGTTAACCGGGGCAACGATGCGCTGCTGACCACTCAGGGCGCAACGGTGACGCCGCTGGTGTCCTCTGTCGCCGACCCCGGGCCAACTTACAACGTAAACCTGCAGACAGCGGGAGCTGCGCTGGATATCCCGACCAAAATCCTTGTAGGCATGCAGACGGGCGAACGGGCCAGCACTGAGGACCAGCGCTATTTTAACGGGCGCTGCCAGTCCCGGCGCGGCGATCTGTCGTTTGATATTGAAGACCTGTGCGACAAGCTGGTGCTGCTGGGCATTCTCGACGCGGTACCACAGAAGACGGTTATCTGGGATGACCTGAACGCCAGCTCGGGCGCTGAAAAGCTGGCATCCGCCAAACTTATGGCCGATATCAATAGTGCTTCTGTAGCTACTGGCGAGCAGCCGTTCACGGGCGAGGAAATTCGCGTGGCCGCCGGGTATGAGGGGTCGCCTGAACCGCTGGAAGAGGATGACGATGAAGAAGAAGGCGAAGAGGATAAAACCTCCGATTCTGCCCGGAAACCTTAGCGACCCGACGGGCGTTGACCGACTCGAACGCGGCGCGATGAATGAGTTCTCAAGGCGGATCAAGCGTATCGCAAAAGCCTACCAGAGCATCCTCGACCGCATACCTGCATCACCCGCTGTAAACCTTCGCTACACCTTCGACCTTGATACTTCGCTCCTGTCCATGCTGCTGGAGAACGTCTCCACGCTGGTGGATGAGATCCTCTACGGCGGTAACGAGACGAATTTCTGGTTCTGGCGCGATTACGTTAACCAGGCGTACCAGCGCGGCACGGCGCAGGAGTTCGCCAGTCTGTCTCAGCAGTCAACGGTATACGCCGCCGGGCGGGAGAACCTCCAGCAGCTGCTGTTGAGCGAACACTATCAGCGCCGTCTGCTGCTGGTGCGCACCCGTGTATTTGAGGAGATGAAAAACCTCAGCGCGCGGACGAAATCGGATATGGCGCGGATCCTTACCGACGGCATTGGCCGAGGGCAAAACCCCCGTGATATTGCCAAACGGCTGACTGAGCAGACCGGGATGGAGATTGGCCGCGCAAAGCGTATCGCCCGGACCGAAATAACCACGGCGCTGCGTCGTGCCCGCTGGGATGAGTCGGACGAGGCCGAGGCCCAGTACGGCATCATGACGCGGCAGATGCACCTCTCAGCGCTTAGCCCGACGACACGCCGTAAGCACGCGCTACGTCATGGCCACCTTTACACAACCGAAGAGGTGCGGGACTGGTACAGCGTTGACGGTAACGCCATCAACTGCAAATGCACGCAGGTAGCGGTGCTGGTGGATGCTGACGGCAGGCCGCTTAACCCGAACGTCATCGACATGGCGAAGAAGCGGCTGGAGAAGGCGCAGCAGGCCGGACTTGTCGCCAACCATCTACATTGCGGCTGCGGTCACCATCACGCCGCATAACAGCGAGAAATCAGCATGCCATCTCAGATTCATATCAACCATAAGGTCGATAACAAAGCCATTCGCCGCGAGACCTACAATGGCCGGGAACATGTGGTGATCCCCAGTTATACCCTGCCAGCCAACGTCATCATGAACGAAGAGTTCTATCCGGAGGCGGAGATCAGCGCGAACTACCGGACACTGGAGGGAACCCTGGCTCCGCTGGGGCATCCGATGGTGGATGGCCAGTTCGTCTCTGCATTCTCTCCTGAGGGGCTGAACGTGGGCTTTATTGGCGCGTGGAATCGCAACGTCAGCCTGCAGGGAAACCGCGTTTATGCAGAAAAATGGATCGACGTGAACAAAGCCATGGAGTCCCCCGGCGGCGTGGAGCTGCTGCAGCGCATTGAGGCCATCGAGAAAGGCGAAACAACCGATCCTATCTGGTCCAGCGTCGCCGTTTTTCGTGAGCGCACCCCGGCACCCAAAGACCTGCAGGACCAGGGCGCGAATTGGGTAGTGAAAATCCATGCCATCGACCACGACGCCATCCTGCTTCACGAGCTGCCCGCAGCAGGCCCGGAGAAAGGCGTCGGCCTGATGGTCAACGCTGACCTTGCCACGCCGCTAAAAGCAAACTCCGGCGCGCTGGTGGGCGAATCCTACCGGGAGCGAGAGCAGCGCCTCGACCGTGCCGCTAAGGCCCGGTTTGCGCCCGGCGAGAACGAGTACGCCTGGGTGGCCGACTTCACTGACAGTCAGGTGGTCATCATCCGCAACGGGGGCAATGCCCAGGTATTCGGTTACACGTCAGAGGGCGGGAAGATCGCCTTCGACGACACCGGAACGCCGGTAGCCCGCCAGGAGTCCTGGGTAACCGTCGTAGCCAATAAAGTTAAATCTCTTTTCACTCCGCAGGAACCGCCTGCAACCAACCACCAAACGGAGGGCGACATGCCTTTAAGCAATGAAGAAAAACAAGAGCTGATTACTGAGATCGGCAAGGGCCTAGCCGCTAATTTCGCCGATGCGCTGAAGCCTGTAACCGAGCAAATCACAGTCCTTCAGACCAACCACCAGCAGCTTGCCGAAACCCTCACTGCTAATTCCCGCGCTGAAGAAAAAACGATGCGTGACGCTGTGCAGGCGGTACACGGTGAGCTTGTGGCTAATGCCCTGTCAGGTCCGGCACTGAAAGAGATGTTCAGCAAACTGGGTACTGCCGCGCCACTGGCGGGTAACTCTGCGCAGACGCCTGCCGAAACCGGAGCTCCGGACCCGTCCACTTACTTCCCGGCTTAACTTCCTGCTTAACCGGCCCGTAACCAACTTTAAAGGAGACCGCGCATGGCATCCCGCTATCGTCGCGTAAATATCGACGGGCAGTCGCTCTTCAGGACTGAAACCCGTACCACTGCCGCTGCCCTGCTGCCGGGCACTGCGGCAATTATCAATGGCGAAGACGAGTTTGCGCAGGCTACCGCGCTGACCGGGCGCCTCTACATTATCGACTGCGCCTACCATCAGGGCCTGGGCATTCGTGATGCCGTCCCGGAAGGCGATTCCGCGGAGGGTAACTACGTCGAAGAGGGGCGCGAACTGGCACTACTGTGCGTGCCCGGCGCTTACAAAAAAGACAGCCCGATCAAGCTTGGTGCTGCTGGCCAGTTCACGCTGGCTACTGACGACACCGACGCGGTGATTGGCTACAGCCAGGACGAAGCCACCATTGCGGCAGGCGCTACCGATTTCATCCGCGTTCGTATGCGTGTCGGCACTGCCGCCGCAGCTGCTGGCGCATAATTCAAGGACACACGCACATGTATTTTTCCCGTGAAACCCTGGCGACTAACCGTCGCCTGCATCAGCACTGGAACTCCCTCTGGTCCCAGCGCAATATCTGGGACACCTCCCACCGGCTTATGGTCAACCAGTACCGCGGCGTAATGGATGTCGAAACACTGGCGGCCAATGCCCTGGCGGGTGATGGTCTGGGGCGTGAGTTCTGGGCTGAAATCGACCGTCAGGTTATTCAGCTGCGTGATCAGCAGGTCGGGATGGAGATCGTTAACGATCTGATGAGCGTTATGCAGGTTCTGAACATCGGCAAAACCGCCAAGCTGTACACCGTTGTCGGCGATATTGCCGGTGACGTGCAGGTCAGCCTGGATGGTCAGCCGCCATACTCCTTCGATCAGACCGACTACGACAGCGATGGTGATCCTGTGCCGGTTTATACTGCCGGTTATGGTGTGAACTGGCGTCTTGCTGCTGGCCTGAACACGGTGGGTATTGATATCGCGCTGGATTCGCAGGCAGCCAAGATGCGCCAGTTCCATAAGCGTCGTGTTGAGGGCTACCTGGACGGGAATGCCAGCATCAAGGTGCAGAATTACCCGTCTCAGGGGCTGCGTAACCACCGCAATACCGCAAAGATTAACCTCGGAGCCGGTGCTGGTGGGGTAAACATCGATCTCACCACCTGCACCCCGGCGCAGGCGCTGGCATTCTTCGGAGCTACGGGCCCATTCGGGCTGACTGCCCGCGCGAACCAGGTCACCGCCTATGATGTGCTATGGCTGAGCTCTGAAATCATGGCAAACCTCTCGAAGCCGTACACGATTGAGGTTGGTAACGGTGCAAATGCCATCGTGAGCGGTACCGTTCTGGATGCCATCCGCAAGTTTATGCCGGTGAAAGATATCCGCATGACCTACGCGCTCAAGGGTAACGAGTTTCTTGCCTACGAGCGCCGTCAGGATGTGCTTTCGCCGCTGGTTGGTATGGCTGTCGGCGTTATTCCGCTGCCGCGCCCGCTGCCGCAGAGCAACTACAACTTCCAGATCATGTCTGCGGAAGGCCTGCAGATCAAACGTGACGACGAAGGCCACTCCGGTGTGCTTTACGGCGCGGACCTGGGCTAAGGAGAACTCATGGCTAAGTACGAAGTTATTCGCCCCTGGCACGGCGTGACGGTTGGTGATGTGGTGGAGTTTGAAAGCCTTCACCCGGCGTTGAAACCAAACGTCCGCCTGATGCGTGGCGAAGCTGGTGGTGCGCTTACCCCGGCAACGCCCGGTGCAGGGAACGATGGGAAATCCCGTAAGGAGATTATTGCCGATCGCCTGAAAGAGCTGGGTATCGAGTTTAAAGGGACCCTGGGCGCTGAAAAGCTTTCGGAGCTACTGCCTGACGGTGAGTTCGAGAAACTCTTCCCCGCTGAATAAAAGCCGCCGCTCAGGCGGTTTTTTTATGCCCCGCTCCGGCGGGGCTTCTTATTTCAGGAGTCAGCCATGGTAAATCCCGAACAGGCGCAGCAGTACCTAAGCGGTCAGGGGATTACCCTGCCTGATTTCGTGCTGGCGGCGCTGGTGGAGCAGGTAAACGGCATCGAAACGTGCCTGAGCCTGCATTATCCGCCCGCCACAGCAATGCTTATCCAGCTTTACCTGCTGGCGCTGATGGGGCTGGGGCAGGGTGATAAATATCTGTCCAGCCAGACCGCGCCAAACGGCGCTTCACGGTCGTTCCGCTACCAGTCTTTTTCCGATCGCTGGAAAGGCGCGCTGAACCTGCTGCGCGGGCTGGATAAACACGGCTGCGCGACGGCGCTTATCCCGCCTGACCCTACTGCTACCCCTGCATTCGGCGGCATCTGGATCGGCAAAGGTGGCTGTATGAGCAACGGGGGCCGCTGATGGCCCTGATATCCGTTAAGCAGCGTCTGCCGGAGCCGTTTACGAAAGTCTGGGTGCTGACTGACAGCGGCAGGAGGGTGACCGGCTATGTCAAAAGCAACGGCGAGTGGTTCATCTTCTGCCGCGAGGTCGCAGCCACAAAGCCGGAAGTGCTCCGCTGGGAGGAACCGTGAGCGTTACAGCACAATGGGTTTACACCAACCTTGCCACTGTCTATCCACGCACCTATGACGACTGGAGCAGCACCTGGGCGACTGGCGAGCCTTACCTCATTGACTGCACGTGGGAAGTGAACCAGGAAGAGTCCATAGACGATGCAGGTATCGAATTCACCACCAACCTGATTATTTCCACTGAGCTGAAGCACAACGGCGCTGACGTGCGTAAACCGCTGCGTAACGATTATGTAGCGGTAGGCGACACCACGAGTGAGCCGGATCCGGTTAAGGCGAAAGGCGACGTGATCCGGGCGGTCAAGATGTGGGATATGTCGTTCTTTGAAGAGGAGCCCGACTACAAAATCCTGACGTCTAACCGCAACTCCCTTGGGGCCTGATTTTACAGGAGGTCAGTATGCCGGTTAAGGGCATCAAAAGCGTTCAGATGAACACCAGAAAGCTTCTCGGCCAGATAGCCGGGCCGGTGACTGAGCGGGTGCTCACTGAGGTAATGATTGTGGGGATTGGCTATTCCGCCCAGATTACGCCGATGGATACCTCCACGCTGGTGAACAGCCAGTTCCGTGAGTTGAGGCCCATTCCGAAAGGCATGACCGGCCGCGTCGGTTATACCGCCAGCTATGCCGCCCGTGTCAACGCGGCACCAGGCACGCTTAAAGGGCAGCCGCGTGCGAACGGCAACGGCAACTACTGGGATCCGAATGGCGAGCCGGACTTCCTGAAAAATGGCTTTGAGCGTGACGGTATGAGCGATATCCGGGACACCATCCGGCGAGGATACAAACTATGACCCGCAGCGAGGTTTATGACGCTCTGCGCGCCTGGCTCCAGCAGCATGGCTTTGATACGGGCTACCGAGTGCAGAAGCGCTTTTTCACTGAGCATGAGGATTCACAGAACGAGCGCTATCTCATCATCCAGCAGAACGGCGGCGGAGGTGACGAGCAAGCCATCTCTCGTGATTATTTTCGCATCATCCTGCTGACCGGCCAGAACGATCCCGGTATCGATGCCGTGGAAAATAATGCTGATGCTATCCGTCGGGCCATGAGCCTGGAGTATCAGACCGAATGCATCATCCTGATGCAACCAGTCGGCGGCGTCCCCGCCTTCAGAACCGAAGAGGGCCGCGTGGCCTTCGAAATCAACTTCAGAACCATCATTTCCCAGTAACGGAGTAAAAACTTATGGCCGGATGTGAATCAGGTGCTTTCACAGGGCTTGCTGTCGCCGTTTATTATGCGATCGGCTGCCCTGAGGTTCAGCCAGCAGCGAACCAGTACAAGCGCCTCGGTATGATGCGCGGCAAAACCACGGGCGTGGAGTGGGAGACTGCCGACGCAACGGGCGACCAGAGCGCGGCGTTTACCCAGGAGAACGTCACCACCTATAAAAACGTGTCTTTCTCCGGTGACGGTGTAAGCCGTAAGGAGGCTATCTACGGCCAGCGGGCTATGAAGCGCCACGTCTACAGCCCGTCAGCGGAAACCAGCAACCAGCCGTATGTCTGGCTGAAGATCATCTCCCCGCTTGATATCACGGAGGGGCCATTCCTCGTCACGACCTGGCAGGACGAAGCACCCCACGATGATGTGGCAACCTGGTCGCTGGAAGCCTCGAGTGCGGGCAATGTCGATGTGCGCGACGTGGGCGATACCATCACTATCACGACCCAGCCGCAGAGCCGGACGCTGGAAGAGGGCGACACGCTGACGCTGACTGTGGCGGCCACCACCAGCGGCAGCTCTCCTTTGAGCTATCAGTGGCAGCGGGACGGTCAGGATATCGGCGGGGCGACGTCAGCAACGTACACCAAAGCCAGTGTGACCGCGGCAGACGATGGTACTTACGCCTGCGTCGTCTCCTCGCCAACGGCCAGCAGCGTATCGTCTGGTTTCGCGAACGTTGTAGTCACAGCTTAATTACGGGGCTTCGGCCCCTTTGAGGTTTTATGCAGGTCATCACTGATATCGGCCAGGCGGTGATCCGCGCTGGTGGGCGCGAGATATTCCTCAACCCCTCTTTTCTGGCGATGTCGCGCATCGGCGCACCGGAGGATATCGTTAGGCTGTTCGTCACCGTGCATGCCGGGCACTACCCGACGCACCGTATTAGCGAGCCGACCATCATGCACGACGTGCTGGCCCGCTGCTTTGCAGAGATGGCGGCGGCGGCTGCCAGGGTGGTTACCGCCTGCTGCACAGAGAACATCAGTCACCTGATAGGTACTTACCAAGTCAAAACTAAAGGCAAGTTGTCCTACCGGCCCGGCCTGCTGCCGGTTACCGATGTGATAGAGCTCGCGCGGCACCTTATCCGCCACGGTGTGATGGGCGACCAGCCGCCGGAGCAGTTAAAGGCACAGAAAAACGAATATTCCAGTAAATTTGATGTCCGGTCATTTGTCTACACAGCCGTTGCTCACCTCGGCATGAGTGAAGCGGACGCCTGGAACATGACAATGACCAGTTTCCGCGCCGCAATGAATGCCAAGTTCCCCGCGAAAGAGAAAGACAAGATCCCGACGGAAGAGGCCTATGATGAGGTCATGGACTGGGCTGATAAGATGGTGGAACTGGATGCAGCGCGGAACGCCCGGTAGATCATTGAAGATGTGTGCAAATAATCAGTCAACCCGTTGCGCTATATTTCTCACCTGATAGGATTAGTCTCATCATTTGCTGATGGGGTCAACCATGGAAAGTTTGAACAATAATGAACAAAGAAATATTCGTCTAAATTTATCTGGTTATAGAGATCAGAAAACAGCGGAACTTGTAGGCAATAATATTGGTGCGGTAATAAGGGCTCTTGCAGAGCAAATAAATTTAATTAATCTTGATGGCGTTACAGTTAGCTATGATTATGAGCATGCATTGGCATCGTTGGATAGGGGGGTTGAAACTTTAAAAAAACTAACGCCATCTTCAGGTGATGTTGTTGGAGTCGCGATGACTCCTATGGTAATACGTGATGGTGAAATAAAAAATCATATTGTTATAAACGCAGCTTTTATCGAAGGGATTCTTTCAAATGACTATGCTAGCGAGGAGTTTAATTCTGCTTTAGCAATCATAGCCCATGAGTGCGCACACGTGTCAAATGGTACTGCACTTAATAAATCATTTCCCGGTCGAATCTTGCAGCATACATATAGTGATATCCATGATTATTTGCGTGGTGAGTGTTGGTTGTCTGTAATGGAAGAATACTGCGCAACAAGGTTGTCTTCAGGGATAGGATTAGATAACGCTGAGATGTATTTAAACAGTTTTTGCAATCAAGCGGAAAAGCTAAAGCGATTAGTCAATACGTATATAGTTGAATACAGAAGGCATGGAGTTGTAGACAGAGTGCTGAACGAAGTATATAACGAGATTACAAACACATTAAAGCTCGCTGCCTATTATCTTGGTGATTGCGCGGCTAAAGGGATAGGTTACAAAAATGAATCCTCCCGTGTTTCAGCCTTAGAACCGTGGCTTCTGACTTACATTGAAAAACTTAATTCCACTTGTGATGAAATCTATCAAAGATATGGGGAATGGAAATCAGTCAATGAAATGGAGCCTATAGCTGATATTCTTGATGAAGTGGCATGTCAGCTTGGTATGATTGTCAGTAAGCGAGAGCAAGGAATATGGGTTAATATTCCCTAGCTTAACAGGCTAAGAATCTGCTCCCTTTTTGGTTTGAATTTTGGAGATTAATTATGAATAAATTGCTTCCATTAGTGTTGCTGACAAACTTTTTACTTGGCTGTGCTCAAGAACGCCCTTTGGCCTCATATGATGATGTGGGACTATGTACTTTAAAAGGCCAGGCTATGGGATATGGCAATACTGTAATTATCCCAAAAATACAGGCTGAATTTTCCCGTCGCGGACAACTATCAATTAGCCAGGCAGATTGTGATACCTATGTGCAAACAGGCCAGCAAGATGCGCGAGTTAAAATGAAAACTAGCGATAGTATTATTCAATAGTCAAACCAAACAATGACAATAAATGCCATCAAAGGTTATTGAACACCAATTGAAAATGTAAACCCCGCCCCGGCGGGGTTTTTTATTGCCTGGAGGAAAGCAGATGGAAAACGTAGGTGGCATTTATTACGAGATCAAAGCCGATACTCATGCGCTTCTACAAGCAGATAAGCAGGTAGAAAATATCACGAATAATATGGAGTGCGGCTTTGAGAAAGCGGATGATGCTGCCGACGGGCTGAACACCGGGCTTAGCAAGCTGGCCTCTGCCCTGAAAGCACTGATCGCGGTTTCTGCACTGCGTGAAATGGCCCGCATGGTGCAAAGCTACCAGGAGATGGCCGAACGTGTGCAGATGGCCACTTCCAGCCAGGATGAATTTGAGCGCGTACAAAAACGCCTGCTTAATACTGCAAACGGCACATATCGATCGCTGGCAGAGGCCCAGGAGCTTTATATTCGCAGTGCTGACGGACTGCGTAGTATGGGGTACTCCACTGAACAGGCAATCGACGTTCAGGACTCCATGTCTTACGCGTTCGTGAAGAACGCTGCATCTGCCGAGCGTGCTGATTCTGCTATTAGTGCCTTCACCAAAGCGATAAACACCGGCACCATATCTGCCGACCAGTGGGAATCCATCACCACTGCCATTCCGACAGTGATTAACGATATTGCAGCAGCCAGTGGCAAATCAGCTGCAGCAGTCCGCGCCCTTGGTGCATCAGGTAAGCTTACAGCTTCGGATCTTACCGAAGGTCTGAAACAATCACTTGATGCAAACACAGCTGCAGCTGCTGGCATGTCTAATAATTTGGTCGATGCCAGCGTCAGGATGCGGACCGCCGTTACCGCTATGCTGGTAGCAGTCGAAGGGCAGACTGGAGTGATTCAGGGCTTCACCAACAGCATCATTACCGCCGCCGATACGATCCTCAGTTTCTCTGAGAACTCCGAGGCTATGTCGGGCTACATCGACAGCGCAACACTCGCTGCCAAAGCTTTCGCCCTGGTAATGGCTGGACGTTACGCCGGATCGTTGAAGGATGCTCTCAGCGGGAAGCTGCAATCAATTGCTGCTACCCGTCAGCAGACAGCGGCAGAGAACCAGTCTGCCCAGTCACTGCTTATTGCGGCTAACGCAGCGCAAAGAAAAACCCTTGCTGATAAAGAAGCGGCATTCTCAGCCGTTGCGCTGGCTCAGGCTGAGCTTAATGTCGCGCGTGGAAGTAACGCCGAAATGACGGCACTGGAAAACCTTAGCGCAGCAAAATCACGCGCCCGGGCTGCTTCGTTGGCGCTGGTGGAAGCAGAAACCGCCCAAGCTGCAGCTTCTGCCAGAGCTGCGGCTGCGGCACGCGCTGCATCGGTGGGATTTGGCCTTGCTCGTGGCGCTCTTTCACTGATCGGCGGCCCAGCGGGTGTAGCAATGATTGCCGCATCCGCACTGCTTTATTGGTGGCAAACTGCCAAGCAGGCGAAGGAAGAGGCGGTTGCTTTTGCTGACGGTCTGGACAAGCTTAACAGCTCTATGAAGACGATGAGCAACACCCAGCTTAGAGGAGCTATAGCAGACGCCAATATCGCCCTGAAAGGGCTACAGGGAACCATAGCGGATTCAACGGATGAGATTGAAGATCTCACTGCTAAACGTGATGACTACATAAAGAAAGGGAGCCAGTTCAATACGACAGCAGAGCAAGGTAATGGGTTACTCCAGAAAGCAGCAGAGCTGACCAATCTGATAAACCAGAAAGAGCGCGATCGTGCGGAAAATCAGGACAGGCTGACTCGTACAGCCCAGGCCCGCGATAGCATGGAGACCACTCTTAATAACAATATGCTCACCTCGATGGGGGTGCATGATCGCCTAATAGAGAAAGGTTCTACCCTTGAGCAGGTGCAAGGGGCTGTGGCCAGAGCCTTTGGCAAAACAGCCGATGAAATCAACCGGGCCAATCAGGCCGGGCAGAACTTCAATCCCAAATCATTGCAGATCGCCCCACCAACTGTCGATGGCGATAAAGTAATCCTGAACCTTGAGGAGCAGAACGAGCTTCTGAAAATACAGGATGAACGCCAGCGGGCAGTAACAAAAGCCAGAATGGCGGCGGCTAAGGTTACTGACAACCCTAACCAGATCGCGTCTGCTGAGCGTCTGGCTGCAGAGAATTACGATCTACAGGAAGCTGAGGAGGCACGACGCAAAGCGCAGCAGCAGAATGAGCAGCAGGGCAAAAGCGCAGCCACTCAGATGGAGGCCAACGCCCAGAAAATTGCTGATTATAAGCAGCGCGCAGAAACTGCTGCTGGGGCAACACAGGATTTGTCACGCGAACAGGCCATGCTAAGGGCTGAGCAGTCTCTTAATAAAAGCGCTACGGCTGGGCAAATTGATGAAATAAGAAAATATGCTGCCGCTGAATGGGACGCAGCTAATGCTGTTAAGCAGCGCCAGCAGGCAGAGCAGGGGAAAAAATACGCAGAGCAGGAAATTGTAGCGGCAAAGATTATGCCTGATGCAGTTACCGGCGCTGTGGTAGATCCTTTAGCTCAAATCGATTTGCAGGAGCAACAGAAGCTTGCTGCTTTAGCAAAATACCAAGCTATTGATATCCAAAATGTCCAGATTTATGAAGACGCCAAAACTGCTATTCAGCAACAGGCTTCCAATGCTCGTAAAAAAATAGCTATTGATGAAGCGAATGCTCAAGCCGCTGCGATAGGCTCAATTCTTGGGTCCGCCTCCCAAGGTTTCGATAGTTTGGCGACAATGATTCAAAACACCTCAGGGAAAAGCAGCGGCGCATATATTGCTATGTTTGCCGCAGCAAAGGCGTTTGCCATCGCACAATCGACCCTCAGTCTCAATACCGCCATTATGCAAGCTATGGCCGATCCTACTGCGTTAACACCGGCACAAAAACTTGCAAACTACGCTGCTATTGCCTCAGCAGGAGCTTCGCTTCTGTCAAACATTGCCAGTGTAAGCATGAGTGGAGGCCGTCGCTACGGCGGCAACGTTTCTGCTGGCAATGCCTACCGCATCAATGAAAACGGTGAGTCTGAGATATTCCAGACGGCTGGTGGTCAGCAGATGTTTATTCCGAACCAGTCAGGGAAGGTTATTCCGGTGGATAAGGCTGGTGGTGCTACATCATTCAACCCGGTAATGAACCTCACCATCAATACTACTGGCGGGATAAGCAATGAGGAATTAGCGAGAATGCGTAAGGTCTGGAACAACGATATGTTGAAAATGCTGATCGACCAGCAACGCCCCAATGGCGTACTCCGGAGGAAATGATGGCAGAAGTATTTTCCTGGACGCCGCAGCGGAGCTACAGCGTTGATCGCACGCCGAACATTGCCGTCATTAAGCTGGGCGATGGGTACGAGCAGCGGCAGGTTAAAGGCATAAATCCGCTGATGGTGAAATACAGCCTGGTGTTTCGCGGTGTAGGGGGGCCATGCAGGGCTAACGCGGCAAAGGAGGCTGAAGCTTTCCTGCGGGCGCGTATGGCGGTCGAGTCCTTCTACTGGACGCCATCCGATACGGGGGTGCAGGCGCTGTTTGTCTGTCGATCCTGGGGCATGGTCAAGAACGGGCCGCTGTACGAACTGACGGCCACATTTGAACAGGTACCACGTTAAGCCACCTCCGGGTGGCTTTTTTTATGGGAGATTTTCGTGCGCGACATTCCACCAGAGCTAATTATCGACAGCGTTGATGCCGGAGTCGGCGCGTTTATCGATCTCTTTGAGGTTGACCTGCAGCCATTCGGCGGCGACGTTCTCCGCTTTCATTCCGGCACGAACGGTTATTTCGGTGATGTCATCTGGCGCGGACTCGCTTACCCGGCATATCCGATCGCCGTGGAGGGGTTCGAATATAAGAACGAGGGCACTTATGCCCGGCCAACAATGGCGGTCGCGAATATCTCAGGGCTCATTTACGGCATTAACCACGATTTTAATGATCTCTACGGCGTGGTGGTCACCCGCCGGCAGGTGCCGGTTAAATACCTGGACGCGGTGAACTTCCCGAACGGTAACCCGGACGCAAACCCGACAATGGAGGCGGTCTCGCGCTATGTCGTGGAGGGGATGACGGAAGAGACGTTCGAGCAGGTGACGTATGAGCTGGCGACGCCCGTGGACTGCGATAACGCCATCATACCGGCGCGCACCATCCTGGCCGACGTGTGCCAGTGGCAGTATCGCGGAACCGGGTGTAACTATGACGGTCCGCCGGTTGCAGATGAACGTGATAACCCGACCACCGACCCGGCAAAAGATAAGTGCTCACACCGCCGTTCCGGCTGCCGTTTCCGTTACCCGCGTCCCGAGCCGATGCCAATAAGCAGTTTCCCCGGCTCCCAGAAGGTGTCCTGATGCAGGAGTTACTCGATTATGCGGCCTCGTCGCAGGATGAGGTGTGCGGCCTGATCATCAATGACACCCGGCTTTTCCCCTGTCGCAATATTCATCCCTGCCCGGATAGCCATTTCCGGATCAGCGATGACGACTGGCTGGCGGCGGAGAAAGAGGGCGAGGTGACCGCCATATTTCACTCACACCCGATGGACTCCCCGATGCTGTCCGGCGCTGACCGCCGGGCGCAGGTTGTAACAGGTCTGCCCTGGTGGCTGGCGTGCAACGGTGCACTGCGTAAGTTCCGCCCGGTACCACATCTGCTGGGCCGCCGGTTTCAGCATGGCGCCACAGACTGCTACACGCTGTTTCGCGACGCCTATCACCTTGCTGGTGTGGATCTGCCGGACTTTGAGCGGACAGATGGCTGGTGGCTGCGTGGTGAAAACCTCTACATCAAAAATATGGCAGCCAATGGCTTTCACCCGATTCCAGCCAGCGATGCGCAGCCCGGCGATGTGATCATCCGCAAGCCGTTCCCGGGCGCTGATCCCTGCCACGCGATGATCCTGCTTGAAGGCGGCAAGGTGCTTCATCACGACTGCGCCGGGCACCTCAGCAGGCGCGAGGATTACCGCCTGGCCTTTATGAGGCAAACCCATTCTATCTGGAGGCACGAACGATGCTCCGATTTAAATTTAGCGGGCATTTACGCCGACATTTCAGCGAAATCGAATTAGCCGTCGATACGCCTGCACAGGGGCTGCGCCTTCTGCTGGCGCAGGATCGCGCCTTCAAAAAAGCCTTTCTGGCATCGCCTGTGCAGATCCGCGTTGATGGCGATGAGCTGGACGATGATAACGCGCGCTTCCACATGGACCGCCAGCTGGACAGCGGAGCCACCATAACGTTTGTCCCGGTTGTGCAGGGGGCGGGACTGGAAACCGGCACCATTGTTGCCATCGTGGCCATCACGATGTCGGTCGCCTCGGTTGCCTACTCGCTGTACATGTCCCGCAACATGAAAACCAAAACCTCAGCCGAGGCGGCGGAAAACAACACCATCACCAACAACTCATTCACCAGCACCGAGAGCCGTGTCGGCCAGGGGCATCCGGTCCCGCTTCTGCTGGGTGAAATGGTGGTGGCCCCCAATGTGGTATCCCTCGGCATCGACACGTCGAACAACCAGGACTGGACAGAATCTATTAGCTAAGGTGGCGTTATGTCTTCAGGCGGCGGCAAAGCCAGCACCCCCAAACTCCTCGACGATAACCTCAAATCCAAACAGTTTTACCAGGTGCTGGACCTCATCAGCGAGGGGCCAATTTATGGGCCGGTGGACCAGGAGCACCTGTCCTCTTTCATGCTGAACAAGACGCCGGTTACCGACGCCCGTGGCAATATCAGCATTCCCGGCATCAGCGTCGCCTGGCGGCCTGGCTCAGAGTTCCAGAGCCCGATTAATGGCTTCGCCGCAGTTCAGGCATCAACCATCGTTAATGCGAATGTAACCTTTGACACGCCGCTGGTGCGTACCGTCAGCGACTCAGATGTGACCCGCGTGCGCCTGAATATTGGCGTCACCGGGCTGGTGCAGCAGGACACCAAGGGCAACCAGCAATACAGCACTGTCACCATGGTGATTGAAACTCGCACGGCTAATGGTGCGTGGGAAATTCAGAAGACAGTGAGTATCACCGGCAAGAACTCCGGGGAATACCTGGAAGCACATCTTATCAATGCTCCGGACGTTAAACCGTTCGATATCCGCGTGCGCCGCATCACCCCGGACAGCGTCAGCGATCTGCTGGCGAACGGTACTATCTGGAACAGCTACACCGAAATCACTGACGACAACCTGTCGTACCCGTTCTCGGCTATGGTCGGGGCCGTAATCGACCGTGACCAGTACACTGACACACCGAACCGCACCTATCACCTGCGCGGGCTGATCGTCGATGTACCGGATAATTACGATCCGGTAACCCGCACCTATTCCGGACTGTGGCTGGGCGGCTTCAAAAAGGCATGGACCAATAACCCCGCCTGGCTTTTTCGCGAGCTGGTGAAAAACGAGCGGTTTGGCCTGGCCCGGCGCGCCGGTTATATCGATGTCGATGACGGCATGCTGTACGTTCTGTCGCAGTATTGCGACCAGCTGGTAAACGACGGCTACGGTGGGCTCGAACCGCGCCTGATGCTTAATGCCTATGTAACCGAACAAATCAGCGCGCGCGAGCTGCTGGATAAAATCGCAGGCATGTTCCGGGGCATTGCGCTGTGGGATGGTATGCGCCTGACGGTCATGCTGGACGCGCCGCAGGATCCGATCGCCACCATAACAAACGCTAACGTGGTTGACGGCAAGTTTTCCCGTAGCTCTGTTAAGCGCGCCGAAAAATACAATGCCGTGGTGGTTTCCTGGACTGATCCGGATAACGGCTGGGAACAGGTGAAGGAGTACGTTTCTGATGATGACGAGATCGCCCGGGGCATCTATAACGAGACCACGCTGGAGGCGTTTGGCTGTACTTCTCGTGGACAGGCGTGGCGCGCCGGGAAATGGTTGCTGGAAACGGCAAAGCGGGAGAGCAGCCGCTTAACATTCCAGATGGCGCGCGACGCCATTGGGTTCACGCCCGGAGATATTGTTGAGATCATGGACAACAACTATGCCGGGACGCGTCTGGGCGGCCGCATCATGGCCCATTCGGGAAAAGTGATTACCGTCGATGCCGACGTTTCTGAGCTGGTATCGCCTGGCGACAGTATGTCGATTATGGATCGCACCGGGAAAATGGGCAGGCATGAGATCGCCGGGGTCGCCGGGCGCAACATTACCCTGCGCAATGCGCCCGCCTGGGTACGTGACGGCACCGTTTTTGCGATCTCCACCAGCGAGGTATCGGTCCGGCTATTCCGCATTCTGAGCATCGCCGAGACGGAGAACAACTCCGTTTACAGCATCACCGCTGGGCAGCATGATCCGAACAAACAGGCCATTGTTGACGATGGCGCAGTGTTTGATATCCCGAATGACACCCTGAACGGGTACCGGGTACCGAACATTGAAAACCTGCGCATCCTGAATACCAACAGCGAGACCGTGCAGGTTACCGCCACGTGGGAAACGGCCACCACCACCAAAAAGCTGGTGTTTGAGCTCTGCGTTTATAACGATGCTGGCGCGGTCGTGGCGCAGTACGAAACCGACCAGTTTCGCTATGACTTTTACGGCCTGAATGCCGGGAGCTATACGCTGGGTGTGCGTGGCCGCAACGAGAACGGGATGAAGGGGGCCGAGACGCAGGTCAGCCTGATTATCGGCGCGCCGCGTTCGCCTAACTCGGTTCAGTGGATCCCGGGGCCGCTGCAGGCCACGCTGGTACCGGTTATGTCGGTCACCGCCACTACGGATACTTCTTTCGAGTTCTGGTACGCCGGGGAAACGCCGGTACCACCAACCGTCGATATTGAAAACAGCACGCAGTTCCTGGGCCGCGGGTATCAGTGGACCATCCAGCAGCTGAAGTTCGACCATACCTATTATGTTTACGTCCGCACCCGCAATGCCTTTGGCGTGTCTGATTTTGTTGAGGCGTCCGGCAAACCAACCGACGATTTCAGCGATATTACCGACGCCATTCTGGAGCAGATCAAAGATACTGAGCTTTTCAAGGACCTGATCGAGAACGCCGTCGAGACGAGCCAGACCGTTGCGGACATGGCCGCCTCTATAGCTGAAAATGCCGACCAGCTGGCCGCCGCCGTCGGCGCAAACCGGGAAACCGCCGAGGGCGTCATCAAGAACGCGCTGGCCATCGCTGAGGTGACGTTCCGGCAGTCGGCCCAGAACGCAGAGAACTCGGCTCAGTTTGAACAGCTGCGGGAGGTGATCGCCACCGAGACGGAGGCGCGGGTTACCGACGTCACCCGCCTGGATGCGAAAGCCGAGGCTAACGCGGCGGGCATTACCGAAGTGCGCCAGGCGCTGGCCACTGAGGAGGAAGCGCGGGCCACAGCGGTTACCCAGCTGACGGCAGCCACGGAAGCCGCATCTGATAAAGCCGATGCTGCAACTGATGCAGCTGATGCTGCCACTAAGGAGGTGGTGAAAAACACTGCGGCGATCACCGAACTCGATCAGGTGGTCACCACGCTGGACAGCGCCACGGCCTCCCGGTTCGATGAGCTGGAGGGTCAGACATCGGAGGCCAGCGGCAGCGTGCAGAATACGGCGGTCGCCCTGATTGAGAACACCCTGGCGCAGGTCAGCGCCCGGCGGACCCTGACGGCGGTGAATGCTGCCAACAGCGCCCAGATTGATCGGATCGACACTGTGGCGGCCAGCGACCGGGAAGCCACAGCGAAATCCATGCTGCAGATATCCTCCCGGGTTGATGGCGCTGTAGCCTCGATCAACAGCGTCAACCAGACGTTTGCTGATTACCGGCAGGCAACAGCATCGCAGATCACCTCCTTGACGGCCTCCATTGGTGGTGTCAGCTCAGCGGTAACGACGAACGCCCAGGCGGTTGCAAACCTCAACGGCAGCCTGAACGCAATGTACAGCATCAAGGTGGGTTCCGATGCAAACGGCGTGAAGTATGCCGCCGGGATGGGACTGGGTGTGCAGAATACTCCCGAAGGTATGCAGTCGCAGGTGGTTTTCCTCGCCGACCGGTTTGCTGTGATGAGTTATGCCGGAAGCACGGTAACGCTGCCGTTTGTTATTCAGAACGGGCAGACGTTTATTCGCGATACCTTCATTCAGGACGGCACAATCACAAACGCCAAAATCGGCGCATACATTCAGTCATCGAACTATGTTGTCGGCACTCTGGGGTGGAGGATCGATAAAAACGGAACCATCGAGATAAACGGAGGGGTTGCAGGTCAGGGCAGGATGGTTATGACCAATAACCGGATCGTTTCGTATGACCAGTATGGACGTCCGGCGGCAGTCATGGGGCAGAGGTTGTAATGCAGACATTTATCCAGGGAACCTCGTTTGACGCTATCAACTCGATGGCCGTTAACTACGTGATGGATGTGCTGGATATATCCGGTTCGGGTAGCAAATCCTACCCGGCCGGATGTACCTACCAGGCGTCGCTCCTTATCGAGTCGGTTATTCAGGCGATGCCGACCAATAACCCGTATCAGGTAACTGTTTCCGGGAATGTCGTCTCATGGAACGTGGCGACGCCGATCCGACTGGTAGTGTTCGCCTCGCCCAATACGGGGCGGGAGTCGGATTATTACGGATTCTCGCTCTACTCCTACGACGGCAACGGTAACCGGACAATTAAACTGGCGCCTGACTTCACCCCGTTTTGCCTGGTAAGCGTGATTGATGTTCCGCCGGGTAGCCAGAATATCGCCTCATCAATCCCGTTAGGTCAGAAAATCGTGACATTTATCCGGGCGCGCGACGGCGATGCGCGGATGCCGACGTCCTTTTACCAGCAGTACAATGCGGGGGGTAATTACGGATTCTCTTTCGTGCAGACGGGCGGCATGACGCAAACGGGGTGCCGCCTGTACATATTTTCTAACTACCTGGTTAACATCCCTACGCATGGCTTTTTCCTGTACCGGGACGGCGCAATGGTGTGGCACAGCAACTGCCTGCCGCTGAACATGCGACTTTTGGCGGGGGATGCAACGTCTGCAGCCCCAATGGCAGTCACTCCCGGCATCACCTCCGGGATTTATATTCCACAGGACCCATCGAACCCACAATACGGCGGCTACCTGAACATGAACTGTTCCAGCGCGGGTATTTCTAATGGCGTCTGGAAGGCGTCTTCGGCGGTGGTTTATTCCAGTCGGATTATCTCTTCCAGTGAGGCCTCTGCGTTTAAGCCGTGGGCTATCAGCGGCAGGGTGGGCCTTATCGACTGCAGCATCTACGATCAGTATTACCCCTATGCGCTCGGGCTGGTTTAGCCCGGCAGATAAAACCTACATTCCACACTGAACCCGCCGCGAGCGGGTTTTTTTATGCCCGGAGAAAACATGATTTACACCACTGGCACGATCGCCGGCAACGGCAACACGCTCACCGGTACCGGAACTAATTTCGCCGCAGCGGGCACGCTGATCCGCAACGGCTGCACTGTCATTGTCCTGAGCACCCCGGCGCAGGTATTCCAGATCACGGGGGTCAACAGCGCCACGCAGCTGGCCGTGACGCCTGCTGTTAATCCGGCAATCCCGACGGGCACCCGCTATTCTATTCTGCTGAGTGACAGCCTGAGCGTGGACGGACTGGCGCTTGGTATTGCCGAGACGTTCGGCATGTATCAGCGCTACATGGGCGGTTTTGCCGATGTCATGACCGGCTCGGGGAACGTCACAATAACCATAGATGGCAAGGCCTATACAGTCCCGGCGCAGAAATCCCTGGCCCAGAAAAATGCCAACGGTGTGCTCCCGTTATCCCAGGGCGGACTCGAGGCGAATAACGCCTCTGATGCTCGCAACACACTGGAGCTGAGAAAAGGATTTCCGCTCGCCGAGTCGAGCGCGTTTAACGATAACAATATTGACAACCTGGTAGCCAGACTCCGGACTAAGAGTCTCGCTACGTTTCAGAACACCGGCGTTATGTCCGGTGAATTTTATGAGATACCGACCAGCGCCCCAACGTTATGGGTTGCTGCCAACGACACGTGGTTTTTGATGAGTGTGCATTATTTTTCTCGTGGTATCAGGGTCATGTCGGGGTATGGCGCATCGGGCGTATCAACAACCCGCCTGCTGCTGGACAATCTGACAACTACCGTTGACGGAAACGGATTTATTAAGAGGGCATCGCCCATCGTCCGGCTGACCAATGACCCTGCAGTAATGCCTGTCGGTTTTCTGGAGGATTTCACCCTGGGTGGCTGCGCTGCGGTAAATCATGAAGCAGAGGGGGTAACAGCGGAAAAAGTTTCGACAGGGGTTTATAAAGTGCACGGCTCTCTGGGCTTCCACACTGATGGCTGGACCATTGAGATCCCACAGGACACCAACGGCAATCGCTTGTGTTTTGTCGAAACAGAAGTAGGCGATGACGGTGCAATTACAGTCTCCGTATTCAAACGCCGCTTCGATATTGATACGGCAATGATAGTAGCCGGTGACCCGATGGATATCCCGGAGGGTCGCTGGATAGACTTGCGTCTGGAAATGCCAGAGGATTCTATCTTTAACCAGAAACGTAATGCAGCAGAAACAGCGGTAACTTAGGGCCATCGCCTGAAGTTTGCAACCAAAGCAGCATGTTCAACTTTCATAGGTAATGGCTATCAATCCCGCTCATTTATTAAATTCATAAGCGATAAACTGATGGATATGTCTCGCATCAACAAAAAAGAGCTTTGTTTTTAATCTAAATCCTATTTTTCTTTCATAAAACGCAATCGTCAAGGTAAGATAAGATGGCCTAAAAAGAGGGGAAATAAAAGTGAATATAGATTTAAACGCAATTCTTAATGACGCAGTAAAAGACATGCCAATAGCTAATATTATAGTGATAGGTAAAACAGGTGTAGGCAAAAGCTCTCTTATCAACAGTGTTTTTAGAGGTGACTTTGCGAAAACAGGAGTCGGCAAGCCCGTTACCGATAATATTAAAGTCATCAAAAAGCCAGGGGTTCCTTTACAGATTATTGACACTCAAGGGCTTGAGGTTGCCGATTACGAAAAAACTAAATCAAACATAGAGAATTATATAAATCAGCATAATAATAGTGATCAATCAGAAAATTATGTTCATCTAGCTTGGTTATGCATAAATGATACTGGTAAAAGATATGAGGCAGCTGAATTGGATATTGCAAAATATCTTATTAGCAAAGGTGTGCCCGTTATCGTTGTGTTGACTAAAACCAATGCGTTCAAAAATAATGAATTTGCAGATGAGGTCAAAAAAGCATTTAAAAATTATAGTCATGCAGTATGCTCAACTCGGGCCCTGTCAGAGGTCATTTATGATGAGGACGATGAGGATGAGGTAATAGGCGTAAGGAAAGTAAAAGGTATTGATGAATTAATTCAGCTCTCCTATGAGGTCATTCCAGAGGTCCAAAAAAAGGCTTTTTCTAATGCCTTATCAGTTAAAAACAAAAAGGCATTAGATATAAAGAAAGATCAAGCTAGTAAAGAAGTGTTGGCGGCCACGGCATTAGCCGCTGCTGCTGCTGCAACTCCAGTTCCATTTTCGGACGCTTTTACATTAGTGCCAATTCAGGTTGGCATGATTGCTAAGATTAGCTACACATTTGGAATGGATGTATCGAAAGCAACGCTTACTACTATGGTAACTTCATTAATTGGAGCCGGTGGGGCAGTATATGTTGGTAGAGCCATTGTTACGGGTGTGCTTAAAATGATTCCTGGAATTGGTAGTGTGGTTGGTGGTGCCATATCTGCAACAACTGCAAGTGTAATTACCAAAACTTTAGGTGATACTTACGTTTTAGTTCTTTATAAGCTCGCCGCTGAATCAAAATCAGGGGAAATTGATTTTGAAATGGCAGCAAAATTGTTGAAGTCGAAAGTTTCATTTTGA